TTCTCCAATACATCTAGTCTTTCTTCTTCCTTAGCAATCGCATCAATTTGATCTTGAATGGCAGCCAGAACGTCTGGATTCTCACCAATACCTACAGGATTATGTAGGTAGATATCGACGTTTGCCTTTGCCTTTTCGATATTACCGAGAGCTTGAGCCCTGAGGGCTTTGACGATAGTTCTTCTCATTTGTATAGTCCTTCTTTAATTATTATATCACTTGACGTGAATTTGTCCAATCATTCCTGCACCCTGATGAGGACCACAGAAGAAATCATAATCTCCTGCATCAACAAATTTAATATCCTGTGCTTCACCAGGGTTAAACATCAATGATTCCCTTGACAGGTCAGCTCTTCCCTCAACAATAATGTTGTGAGGTGGAAGCATTCCATTGACAAAGTGTACAGTTTCACCCGCTTCAATAGTGATGTCAGATGGATCAAAAATTAAGTTACCATTTGATCCCATACTGACATCTACAGCCCAAGCAGGAAGGGCAAGAATTAGTGTAGCCAGAAAAACAAAAAAGAATTTCATATATCAATTACTTGACTACACTATCTATTCACATCTTATATGTGTCGTCAGACTTTTGTGTTGGAACAATAGTAAAAGAACCTGGTTCTACTCTGATCGTTTGGCCAGGTGCGGTCTCTGATGCTTTCTTAATTAGATACTCCATGTCACCTCTTGTAACACCAGCAGAAGCACCACCATTCTTTTTACCAGCCTGAACACCAAACGTTGCTAGAACTCCAGTAAAGACTGAGGCGATAAAAGTGGGGTCGAGCTTCTGCTCTGGGATTCCAAGTGCAGGTGGTAGTTTAATGTACGCCAACGTGAGGATTCCACCGCTCCATACAAGGATACCAAGACGGACAAAAGTAGATAGAATTGCCAGTTGTTCTTCCTTGTCATCAGCAGCCTCCTTTATTTTACCAAGTAGACCCTTCTTCTTTTTAGGGTCTTCCTTCTTGACTTCCTCTGACATGGTATCTATACAAGGCAATAGTATTTAGAAAAAAGGGGGCCCTTTATGCCCCCTGTCCTTGATATACTGGTGTCATCATACCACCGTCAGGTGGTCCATCATCCTCATCCTTACTGGCTAGAGCCAACATGAGGAAGTATGGGGTAATGATGAACACAAATGTCTGAAATAGTGTCCAGTCGTAAATCATGAGTTGTATGCCACTACTGCAATAGGGATCAGCATTACCATTGCTGCCACTACAAATGCCATCACACTACTCCAGGAATAATTTGTCCGGTCACAGCATAGACAGCGCAGATGATGATAAAACCCATCATAGCTGCACGGCCGTTAGCCCGAAAGAAAATGTCTGCGTTAGTTGCGTTGTCCATCAAAAGATGCCGGGAATAATTTGGCCTGTGGTTGCGTATGCTCCCATGGCTGCGACGACACCCAGCATGGCTGCCCAACCGTTAATGCGTTCTGCTCTTTCGTTCATTTGATTTCTCCAAAGTGTTGTTGTAAATTACGACTCTACCATTTTCGTGGGTGAATACTAATTCATCCTCGTGCCCCCAGCAGAGTTCTTCGTATAGGGCGTTCAGTCTCTCCATGTCTTCATAGAGTTGGTTAGGGTTTGGCATCAATACAAATACTCTTCTTGATCAGATAGGATTACACAATCACTTGTAGGATAGGTGACGCAGAGAAGAGAGAGACCTTCTTCTAGTTGATCGTCATCAAGGAATGATTGCTCTTCGTTGTCAATCGTTCCGCTGATTACCTTACCAGCACATGAGGAACATGCTCCGGCTTTACAAGAGTAAGGTAAGTCTAGTCCCGCTTCTTCTCCAGCCTCAAGAATGTATTGATCCTCTTCACAATTGAATGTGGTTTCGGTTCCATCAGGCTGCTGGATAGTAATAGAATAAGACACCATTGGTTTCTTGTCTAGGTAATTTATACTACTATATTGTATAAAAGTTACTGACCAATGTCAAGTATGTGTCAGATTCCAAACACACCGAAGAAGAACAAGCTTCCAGAAGTTGCGTAGGAAAGAACCGCAGCAACGAAACCGATCATGGCTGTACGGCCATTCAGCTTCTCTGCTTTCTCAGCATATGTTTCATAACCGTAGCGCTCAGCTGCGGTCTGGTCAATGTACATACGAGGCTCTTTAGCCCACATGTTTTGTTGACCTTGATCATTAGAACTAACAGTCACAATAGAACTCCTGTGAAGTATTGTTACATTATATATGATTTCTTAACATTTGTCAACACTGTCAGTCCGAATACTGGCACACATCAGGGTTGTCACGACAGAATTCCCTGACATGACCGTGAATATCATGTTCCATCTTGTGATGGTAAGAGATATGAATCAGTTGTATAAAAGAAAGAACCCCTGTACATCCTACGAGAACGAGTGCAAAGGGATTGAATAGAAGTTTAATTATCTTCATCTACTGTGGGGGGATTAGGCCATCCTGGAGGACACATAGGAACAGTGAAACGATCCTTCATAACAAAGTCAATGGTTTTTTGTGTAACCAACACTGGAGGTTGTGGACTTGGATCCCATACGGATGGCATATCCAACCACACCTTACCTGTCTCTTCGTCTGGTGTGATAGTCATCACACATAAATCGGGTACTTGATAATCCATAAAAAAAGAGGGCCACTAGGACCCTCATATTATAACACGTTATTGCGAATCAGAAACTGAACTTAACGCCCAGCTTACCACCTACGTTCAGGTCATCGAAGTCCTGGTCAGCAGTCAGCATGGAGAGTTCGCCATAAGCACCGAGTCTTTCGGTGATAGCAACGGACGCACCAACCTTACCGGAGATTTCGGTTTCGGTCTCTTCGCCGTCAACAGATACCAGAGCAGGACCGCCTTGGACATACCAAGCAGCAGACTCACCCAGGTCACCCTCGTAGCCGACATGCAGATCGGTTACAGCACCACTGTAGTCATCACCGACCCAACCAGCATTGGTTTCGACGTTGACGTAGGGACCTGCAAGGGCAGCGCCTGCGGAAAGAGCGGAAGCAGACAGTGCTGCGAATACAGATTTGAACATTAGTTTTTACCTCGTTTTGTCTCGTGGAGTTTTACCCACGGATGGAAAGGGAATCGACAACTCCCTGTTAGGAACCCCTGTCTAAAAATTGACAAAAGGTTAAGTATATATACTCGTCAAGAACTTGACGGAGTATTTTGTTGATTCTCTGACGCACCTGATATCCTACCGAGGTAGGGATCAAAGTTCATCAATTCATCAATAGACATCTGGGCTCCAGCCTGTGACCAGAAGTTAAACTGAGCCTGATAGTTACTCTTGTGGAACACCTCCACATGGTCCTGGTGTATGCTAGAACCCAGTTCTGTCTTGTATAACAAAAGGGGAATGGCGTAAGTGTTACCAGAGTTGTAGATGAGATCATCAGCAACTGGTCTGGGTCTTACATCATTATCAAGTTTGTACTTGTTACCTCTACAGTGGAGACGAATTAACTTCTCCGCATGGTGTCGAGTAATCAAGTAACATGCCGTAGAGAATTCATTAACGAATCTCTTGTGGATTTTGACATGGACATCACCTGTACAGATGATTGAGATCTGACAAACGTCCCAGTCATAAGGAATCTTACCATAGAAGTCCTTCCATGTAAAGTTCCAGAATCTGACTAGATCTAAATCACAGTCATCCTCCATCATGATCGCTACCGGATCACCACTCTCATAGAACTCCTTGATGGCCTTGAGGTGTGATGTCACACAACCAATCTCACCCGACTGACACATGTCAGGATACCTACCCTTTAGAATGTCACCTAGATCGTCTTCACGACCATCGTAAGCGGACACACGGGTATAGTTTTCAATCTCCCAGTACTTAAACTGGTTAGTCATATACTCCCAACGTTCTGGTTGATCATCAAGGTTGATGCAATAGATCTTGGGAAGACCTTGAAGTTTATAAGCACCTTTGTTTCTGTCCATCAAATAGTCTCCCAGTGTCGGGGGTATAAATCTTTGGTATTTAAGTGAGAGTTATTTGGTCCGAACCAGACTTTAGGTGCAATGACTTTACCGGTGTTTGCCAACCATGCAGCCCACCATGAGAATGAAGAGTTGGCAATGATGAAGTCACTACACTTTGTCATCAGGTAGAGATCAATGTAGGAACTATTACCTCTGGAGATAATGAATCTATCTGGTTTGAATAGCTCCTGTTCTGTAGCCCATTCAGGATCGTCTGTGAAGACGATTACATCTCTCCTTACCTCAAACTTACTTAACGCCTTCTCGTACCATTCTAGGGGGAGATTGTGATGATTACCACTATTGATTAGGAAATCACCACGACGTATATGTAGAGCGATAGGATCGTTGAATACACTTTCTACAATCTCTTTACACTCATCAATAAATGGTTTCTTGAATGTAAAGTCCTTACGGATCTCATCAGAGATATGTTTAAAGTATTTCTCTGTCTGAAAGAATCCAAATAGGTTACAGTTGTCTGGACATTTATTGAATAGTTTTTCGTCAAACTCAAAACCACCCTCTCGGATGTCCATTGCTTTAATCATACCTCTTTTACAGTCAAGTGTAAAGGGGACATCCAATTCAATATGGAGTTTGTTACCGATACCGTCGTCAAAGATCTCATCATGATCAGGGATCATGAAATCATATCCGTTGTGTAAGGCGATACCTTTAGTCGAAGCATACTGGAACATCTGGTTACCCAGTTGTCCCAACTTACCGAGATAGTTAAACGTAATCATTCTTCATCGCATTGAATACTTTGGCAATACCATCTTGAAGATTGGTTGTAGGTAACCACCAGTCTTTAATAAACATATTAGCATCATTCCTCTTATCAAGTTGCACACTGTCCTTTGCAATACCAGGTGTGATCTTGATTGGTCTATTGATCAGATTGAATTGACCCATGATGATAGCAGCAACTTCTTTAATGCTTGAGGAATTAAATGATGTGATATGTAGTGGATCTTCGGGTTTAAAGTCTGTGTAGTGCATCATGATAGTCTCAAGAGCTTCACAACAATCTTCAGCATACAGGAACTGTCGTTCTTCTGTACCATCCGTCATCATATCAAAGTCACCATGTTCAAACCCCTTACGGATAAAGTCTGTAATAACATGTGACTTTTCATGGTCTTTCTCAATACCATACACGTTCCAAAACTTGACAGTCAGACCACCAAGTGTAGAGGTGTACATCTCACCAACTCTCTTCATAACACCATATGGAGAGTAAGACATATTACTCATCTGTGAGGATGCAAATACAAATCTCTTATTAGTTTTCTCCAAAAGATTAAAGACGTTAGCCATCATACGTGTATTATTGTTGATGAACTTAAACGTGTGCTGATACTTCTTGAGATATCTAGATCCACCAACATCAAACGCCAGAAAGAATACAAAGTCAGAGTCAATAATTTTCTCCATGAGAAGACTATTGTCATTCACTGTAAGGTCTTGCCAGTGAGGATCATTTACTTTGTCAAATTCATGAACAGTGTGTCCCTTCTCACGAAGATATTCGGTAAGGTATGCACCGATCTGACCACTTGATCCTAGGTTTAGAACTTTCATACGGCAGGAACTACGGGAACTACAGGAATCTCTTCGTTATATGTTGCCCAGTCAGCATCAAATTGTTTGATACCTTCGCGGGTAAGGACATGATCATACATCTTGTCAAAGATTGTGGGAGGCATGGTCACGATGTCAGCACCATTATAGAATGATCTTACGACTCTTTGTACAGATCTTATTGAGGCAGAAAGTACTCTAGTGCGAATGCCATGAATACGATACAGCTCCACGATAGAACGTACCACTTCAAGACCCGCGACACTTTCATCATCCAGTCTTCCAACGAACGGGGAAACATAGTAAGCTCCAGAATTGGCAGCAAGAATTGCTTGTGCGGCACTAAAGATAAGAGTCACGTTGACACGGATATTCTCTTTTGAAAGTTCACGACATGCAAGTAAACCTTCGCGAGTACAAGGTACTTTAATAGTACATACCTCTCCAAACTCCTCCACCAGGTTGTGTGCCTCTGCAACGATATATGGTGCCTCTCCAACAATCTCCATGGAGATATCTTTGACACCCATCAACATCAGTTCACGATATACATCTTGTGGTTTACGACCACTCTTCTTGATAAGAGTAGGATTAGTTGTCACACCATCAATCAGACCTGTCCCGAAGTGACGTGCTACCTCAGCATTATCAGCTGTGTCTAGAAAAATTTTCATAGGTATTTCTGTAAGTAACTTTGATTAGAGTAGTATTCAATAAGTTGTTCTTTTGTCATTCTCTGTATCTCCTCCCATAGATCATTATTAGATTGCATATGGGGATTGGTAAACCAGGAGTTCTCACCACGAGCATGTTCTAGATGATAGATGAAATTAGATATACGTCCAACATTATATCCTAACTTTTGATATCTGTATAGTCTTTCCTTGTCCTCTGGTGCATATGCCTTGAAGTTTTCGTTCTCCATACCACCTTCGATATAGACAGATCGTTTGAAGAATTGAACCCATCCAGACTGAGCATCGTAGATAGAGGAGTTTGATTTCAGTATAGCATAGTCATAACTCTCTAGAAAATCAGAGACTACATCATCAGATGGTTTAACTTGGTACTGATAGTTACCCCACCCGTAGGGGTAGACAACATCGTAACCACCATCCATGATCATGTCATATGATTTCTTCATCGAATTGATAGGAAGTATCGCATCACAATCATAGTTGACAACGATATCAGTATCTGCCTCATGGATCATCTCATTCAATACTCTCTGTCTATGGAACAGAGGAACATCACTCTCTTCAAAGATATGTTTGACTTTGACCGGGACTGAAAGAATATTCTTCAATACCGGAAGTGCATCACTGACAAATCTGGATGTCTTATCCACTTCCTTGATAATGATATTAGTATCAAAGTTTTCAAGGAGATAAGATGTAGTTGTAATTACATTCCTCAATCTATCATCCGATTCAATCCTGATCGGAATGATGAATGTCGCATTACTAAGGTCGATCATACTTGTGTCTTGATCCAATCAAGAATATTTACTTTGGGTTTCCAAGTCAATTCAGTTTTCGCCTTACGAATGTCAGCCAGGGTCTCCTTCATCTCACCAGGTTTGGCGGACAGATGAACCTGATCTTCCGAGATAGCATTAGCAATCTCATTGACACTCCAGTTCTCACCATATCCAATGTTATAGACCTCACCCCAGTTGTCAAGTTCCTCAAAACTAATAACTGCGTTGGCATTGACCACATCAGACACATGAATAAAGTCACGTCTCTGTTCACCATCACCAAAGATAGTCAGTGGCTGACCCTCTTTCTTCATCTTGATAAACTTACTCACACAAGGTGCGTATGTTCCTACGTGTCTTGCCCTCTCACCATACACGTTTGTATATCTGAAGGCAACAGTCTTCATACCATAGAGATGATGATATGCTTTGACTAGTTGTTCACCACACAATTTACCAATAGCATAAGGGTTGAGTGGATCTTCCCTCATAATCTCGGTGTTGGGAATAGGATTATTGTTACCATAACATGCAGAGGTAGAGGAGTAGATAAACTTCTCCACACCAGCAGCTCTTGCTGCCTCAAGTACATTCACTGTACCCATGACCTGCGTTTCCATTGTGTCCATGGGTTTGTCAATAGATGCTTGGACACTTGCCTTTGCTGCAAGGTGATAAACATAATCTACACCACGGAACTTATCAGCAATGTGCCAAAAGGTTCTGATATCTACTGGATAGTTAGTTGCCCTATCGTTCCAGTAATATTGATCATGTCCGTCAGATGTCTCATTGTCAAGGACAATTACATTATGACCCATAGACAAGAGTTTATCAACCAGGTGACTACCGATGAATCCGGCACCACCTGTAACCAGGGATGTTTTCATACTCTCTCAAAAATCCTATTCTTAAATGATTCCTCTAAGTTGTATGGTTCAGGAATGATAACCTTTGGATTATTACCACCTAACCACCACGCCACCTCAGCAAATGTTGAGGCGTATGTACCCACGATAGTATCACACATAGACAAAAGATACAAGTCGATGAATGCATCTACGGTATCTTGTACGGACTTGTTATGTCCTGACTCAGCCATATGTGGGTGATTGTATTTCTTCTGTGGATGAGTGATGATACGGTCACCATACTTATCCTTGAAGTGTTGTAATACATCACTGTTGTCACCACAAAGAAAGATCTTTCTATCTTTGTCAAAGGTATCTATAACACTTTCAAACAGTTCGTTACTATGATATTTTACCCTGTCACAATACCATGATCTGATGTGGAGACCGACTACCTTATCCCAATCACTAGTAAACTCAACAGCATAGTCTACAATGTCAGAGTTGACATGAAGATAACTAAAGGCTTGTCTATACACATCAACGAAATACTTTGGTGTGTCTTCATACAAGAGATCGATATACTTGTACTCACCAGTCTTTCTATCCTCACCAGGGATGATAGGGAACCTCCAGTGATCAAAGGTAGGGTAGGTGTCTAGTTCTTGTTGTGTGGCCAGTCTCAAATCGTCAAAGATATAAGCGTCAGCCTCATTGACAGTCAAAGCTTGTTTGAATGTCCTGTAGATACCTGCATAGTTCTTTATTCTATTTGCAAGACCAGGTGATCCATCGTGAATTGCAACTTCCATAAAACTCATGCTTCAATAACCTCCCATGATTCGGGGAACAAATCTGTTGTATCAATGTGTGCTTGACCAGGACCATACCATGGGGTAGGTGCGATCACTCTCTTGTCAGGATTAGGTGAGAGGTATGCACCCCACCAACTGAATGTACTATTGGAGATGATGTGATCTGAACACTTGGACAGGAGACAGAAATCAAAGTGTGATTTATCTACCTTCGTATTCAGATCATTGAAGTGAAAGTTTTTACCTTTGAATACTTCCTGTTGTTCACACAACTTGAGGTTGTTTGAACAGATGATGTACTGCCTATCTTCACCCATCATCTTAATGGCTTTCTTGAAGTATGTCCAGGGGAGATTCCGATGATTTCTTGAAGATCCAGGGTAGTCGAAGTGATCGTTGAACTCTCTGACACAGATAGACACTGGTTCATCTGCTAAGATGTTACCCCAGGCGTAGTCTACAGCATCGATGACTTCATCCTTAAATCTAAAGTCCCATTTGAGTTGTCTCCACGCATGACTAAAGTATTTTTCTGTCTGGAGATATCCATTTAAATGAACATGATTAGGACATTCAGTGAATAGTTCCTCACAGAACTCATGACAATCATGAATCTCTACCTCATCTCCATCAATATATCCAAACCTACCACCACAGTGTAGCATCTCAAAACACTTACTTAATTCTGTGTCAGGAGGGATCTTAAAATCATATCCATTCTTCTTTGCAATCCCAACCAGGGATGCGTATTGGAACATCTGGTTTCCAATCCTTCCGTTCCGTCCAAGGTTGTTCATACCAATAGTCATAATTCAATCTCCTTGTTTTGTTCAGCCAATGTTGTGTCGGTGATATCACCTACGTCTAATGAGTAGAAGGTATGCCAACCCCTAGCGTGATCAGCGTACCAGTTATTTAAAGCACCCCGAGTCATCTTGACTTTCTCCCAGAACTCACGGGATTGAATCTGATAGTGTGCGTTTAGTAATAGTGGGTCATCAGGTCTTCCCACAAAAGAAAGATTGATTGTAGGACCACCAGTAAAGATCTTATGGATGTTGAAATTCTGAACACCGAACTTGGTGTTTGCAATCTGTTTTGGTGCCCAGAGATTAAACCATTCTGGTTCCTCCTGTCCTGCTCCGGCACACCTCGATCTGTGAGTCATCCATACCCGATCCTGGTATGGGGCACGAGAAGTAAAACCCTGGACCAGGCCAGCAGCAGGGTGGTAAAGATGGTCGTTAGAATTAAACCATACCCAATTCGTTTCGACGGTCCCATAGTTCTCATAGTCTTTTAAGATTTCCTTAAGGTTTACTTGTACAGGACTATATAAGAACTCGTCAAGGTCAATCTGTGCAATCCATTGAGTTTCGTTACAGATTGGTAAGAAGTATTTGTTATTGACATCAGTTTGTCTTCCAGTGTACCTTTCAGTTATACTATTGTGAAAGAGTGTGACAAATCCTTCACGTATAAAAGGTTCTAAAATTGGTTCAAAATCATCAGTGCTACCATCATTTACCAGGTAGATATGATCTACTCCATGGTGTTTGTAATGAAGAATCCATTCCTTTAGATTCCAACTCTCATTCTTGAATACTGATGCGACTGATAGATAATATTTCATAGTGTGATACCGTGTTTCTGTCTGCAATATTCAAATTCTTTTTCGATTTCATCTGATGATCTAGTATTGATAATGTTATCTACATTGTTTACCCTTTGAGATACCAAGATCTGATCCAGATATACACAGTCACCATATTTCTCTCTCATACTATAATAAAAATCGATGTCAAGTAGTCCAAATGTCTTTGGATCCCATCTAACATCCATATCTTTATTTCTATAGGAGATAACAGAAGTACCACTCATGGTATTGTTACCTCTAGCCTTCAACATTCTGTCATTCCACCTAGGAATAATTGGTGAGTCAAAAGACTGACCATCATCCCTTGTATGATTTGTACCACAGACCAACCACATCTTGTCTGAGTTCATCAGAGAATTATAGATCACCTCTAATGCGTTGTCTGTATAGAGGAAGTCATCCATGTAGATAAGTTTGACGACCTCAGCTGTAGAGAAGTCCATTGCAACATTAGTATTGACTGCGGCATTTCCTCTACCTTGTTCTGTTCTGATATGACAAATGTCTAGATCAAAGATATTATCATCACAGAACTGTTGAATCTTATCATCCATACTATGATCAGATACAATCACCTCAACATCCTTAAGAGTCTGAGACTTGATTGATCTGAACAGATCACTTAGATAAAGAACACCCCTACCATTGTACTCATAGGCAGGGATGGCAATGGACATTTTCATATCAGGTCTGTTCGTAATGTGCTCTAAACCGATCCACAGCTGTGTTGGATAACTCTGTTAGATAATATACAGCAAAACTCTTCCTAGCCTTACCAGGAGGACACTTAAGTTTACTTGGGACACCATGCCAGGAGTTCTGTGTGGTGTCAAAGATAATTGCTCTATTGAACTTAGCCTCTACTGACCTGACACAATGACCAGGTTTATTAGTTTCGGGATTATGAGACCACAATTCAAGGTCACCACCCCAGGAAGAGTTGTAACCCTCCTCCAAGTAAATGATAAGGTTGATCTTCCTCTGAAGATTCATCTTTGGATGTGTGGAGTAATCAAGATGGACGGATAGATTACCACCCTCGGTGTGCATATGCCACCCACCACCATGGAGACCAATGTCAGGATATAAGGGATCACATCCTGTTAGGTTCTTGATCTTCTCTGTAGTCTCAAGTGATAGAAGATTCCAGAAGGTCTTGTATGTCAGAGGTGGGAACCTGTCCCACTTGTTACAGATTTTCTTTTTGGCAATCCAACCATCATAACCAACCCACTCATCCTCATCATAGTTGAGGAATTGTTGGCTGATATCTTTTGCTACAGGAAGATCCAAGAAGTCATCAATGATCCAATAATCAAATGGATCATTACCGTGTTCAGTTACTTCCCAATTTAAGTTCATTCTTTCCATACCTTTGCTCCACCGTTCAACCCATCTTCATAGATCTCGAAACGATATCCATGCTTATCCAACCACTCACGGAATGCCTTTCTTTCATGATGATCATAGTCAGGCTCATGACCATGCCAGTCATCAAATCGGAAATACAACTCATCCCACTCACACTTATCAATAAACTTGAATGCTGATACTGTAGGTTCGTAGATATCTAGGTCAATATGAATAGCACCAACCTTACCAATACCAAAGTCAGATGGTTCTTTATCTACCATGTCATGTACATCTTCGACGAAGATCTTGATGTTAGGTGAGACAGAACACTTCTTTTTTACATCCTCAACAGTCTGTGGAATCCAAACATATTGAGGATCACCAATACGGAATGCACCTTCAGTCCATCCAGCATAGTCAGGTGTGGGTTGCTTAGTGGCCTCCAAACCCTTGAAGTGATCGAAACCATATACCAAACGGGAAGGATTCTTTTGTCCAATAGGGAGGATTGTACCACCACTACAGACACCGAACTCAAGGATGTCACCATCACCAGCAAGTTCAGAAATCTTCTCTGCGAACGTTACGTGATGAAGAGTGTAGTCTGTAGTCGTTGGATTAGTTCTCTTCGTCGCCTCAGGGAACATGTTGTCAAGTTCAGAAAAAGTCGGAGCAGTATAAGACATAGTTTAATTAATAAGTTTATTCGATGGATATTCCAGGTGGTAGATGATAGTGGAATCCAAAGGGGATTAGACCATCATTCTCTGGGACTGGTGCTTCGTATGAAAAATGTTTTGCAATTTCAATAGGAGCGATTTTACATCCATGTTCCTCATAGATGTGACGATTATGAACACAGATATTTCCATCCTCATGTGTATCGTAGAAGCCAAATGTTTTATAGAACCCACTATCATCAGTGATAGGGAAGGGGATATCTACCTTACTAGGTAGTTCCATAAGTTTCTTTGACTTAAATGAGAACCCACCATTACCAACTCTAATGTGTTCTCCATAAGGTGAGATGTAACCCCTATCTCGGATTGGCCAAGGAGCACCAATGTAATCATAGTCGTAGTATTCATCCATCCATGCACTAGGATTTATAATGAATGCGTGACTCTGAATTGACAAACAGAATTCTGATTCGATATGTCTATGCTGCTCTTGTAGTAGAAACTTACCGTACCCTTCTCTTGTCGTGACAGGTACACAACTCTCTTCTACAATGATACCGTCTTCCTTAAGTTCGTCAGAATACTTTTCAACAAACTCTGACGACGTAACCAGTTTTACCTGATGGAAGTTGGCAACATCCATACATGTATATAAGGCTCTAATAGTATCGTCAATAGTTTTTGTATTGTCGATAGCAAAACACGTAACCCTATTCAGATCAAGCATTCCTAAATTCCTCCACTACCTCTCCAATATATCCAATCATATCATCTGTAATGACAGGAGAACAACCCAGGAAGAACACATTGTTGAGAACCTTATTGGCTTCAGGATACTTATTAGCATCGTCAAGATGACAGTAACCAGGGTGTAGAAGGATGTTACCAGCAAAGTAATTCCTAGTCTGAATCTTGTTCGACTCAAGGTGTGCGACCAGAGAGTGTTTTGTCTTTGACTCTTCACACACAATCGGAACACCAAACCAACTGGTCTCACTGTCCGAACGTTCCCTAACAACTCTACAACCAGGGATGGTCTCAATGATATTCTGGATACTCTCCTTATTCTTTCTTCTCAATCTATGGATCTCATCAAACTTCAGGAGTTGAACTGAACCAACTGCACCCTGCATGTCTAGTGGTTTGAGATTGTATCCCATCTGACCGAACACATACTTATGATCTACGATGTCATCGTATCCGTCCAACCACTTATCAAATCGACGACCACAGACACCATTAGTCAATAGGTTCTGTTGTCCTACACAGTAACATCCACGACCCCACCATGCAAAACTACGAGCCAAGTCCACGATAGCCTTGACATTAGATGAAACCATACCACCTTCAATGGTACAGATATGGTGAGCAGGATAAAAGGAACAAGATGCAGCGATAGCATGTTTGGTAAGATACTCACCCTTATACTTACTACCCAGACTGTCACAGTTGTCAGAGATAAGGTGAATATTCTTTGCCTTACAGAACTTAACCAGTCTGTCCATGTCGTATGCATTACCCAGGACAGGTGAGGAGAACACCGCACGTGTCCTAGGTGTCACCTTCTTGAATACCTGTTCCATATCCCAGTTCAGGTCATGCCAATTGATGTCAACAAATACTGGCTTTAAGTTAGCCTGAACCACCGGTGCAATAGTGGTAGCAAAACCACAGGAACAAACGATGATCTCATCACCGTCTTCCCAACCAAAGTATTTCTTCAGTGCAGCAATCATCACCAGGTTTGCTGATGACCCAGAGTTCACCATGACTGAGTGATCAAATAAGAATCTCTTAGAAAATTCTTTCTCAAATTTATTTACTTTCTCGCCAGAGGATAACCACTTACCCTTCATGACACCGTAGATAAGTTCCTGTGCCTCTAGATCATCCCAGTAGGGACCAGAGTAGTAGACATTCTTACCAGGTTTCCAATCCTTGTTGGCCAAGAATGGAAACACATTGTCATCCATCTCTTTGGCGTCACTGATGAACTTCTCAATGAGTTGATACATCCGGTCGTTCTATCTCTCTAAAGTATAATATGGATTGTTCAGTCTGTAAAGGTCGTATTCCTTCTGACACTCAGGACCAGACATAATGTTACCTTGAGTATCGATGTAATCCCATTCATTTACAATGATATCATCACCTCTCCACCATCCGGTAGAAGTCTTATGATCGAACCAGTATTTTGGTGCAATAACTTTCTTTACTTCTTCACTAGTCCATACAGGCCAGAAGGAGAATGTTGAGGCGGACATGATAACATTCCTAGCATTATATAGGATGGACCAATCAACCCCAATATTTCCACCCTTATACTTAAAGAATCCTGTGCCCTGTTCGATATCTTCCTGTTCTTTCAGTGTAGTAGCACCTACAACTTCAGCCCAGGGGATAAACTTATTTGAATTCTCGGGGTCGTCAGTCACCACCACAAACTTCATGTTGGGGTTGTGTTCCAACATTCTATCTCTTGCATTCTCATAGAACTTTGGTTCCAACCAGGCTGTAGTGATTAGATATTCACCACCACGGAAGTGAATGACACAAATATCATCATCACAGTAATCTCTGACATCGAGATTAGTCTTCAACCACTTTCTTACACTCTCCTTTTGACCGTCAAGATACTGAAGGTTCTGGAATAAACCATCGATCTTTGAGTTGTCTGGGAGATTATACCAAAGTGAGGGATCAAAGAACTGTGCATCATGTCCTCCACAGATAGGAAGAGGTACTGCATTCTCTCTGATGTAGTGTTTGATTCCTTGTGGTAAAACTGCAGGTTGTTGTCCTTCTCTAGGTGTAGATCCACCAACAACCACATCACCAAAGTCAAACTCAGGCATAAAATTCTTTGCTTTGAATGGTGTAGTCTTCATTACACCCCAACTATATCCATGTCTATGTGCAAGGATTCTAGATACGACAAGATTCCAGATCTGGTTACCCAGTCCAGAACCACGATAGATTTCAGTAACAATCATTTGGTCTCATACTCTTGAATTAATCTAGCAACTTGCTTTCTATCAGTCCCAGCTGGAGCGTTTCTTAAACAAATCAAGATACACTCCTCGTCGCTTATGGGATCTCTCTGTGTCCAACCACTTTCATCAATCATTTGATCAGATAGGAATACTTCTCCTTGTTATCTAGAAGATATTGAGGGAACCTATCTTCATCAAAGTGAGTGATACAATACGCAGCGTTGTCTTGACCCAGTGGTGATCTACCGTCATTGAGTCTTTGTTGCAACTCACCGATCAGTCTCTCGTTATTGAGTTCAGTGTGTGCAGATGACTTAATCTTCTTCATCACTCTGTCGTACATCGTACACTCCTCATCACTACCAACAGTGCTCCAGTGCCAACCACCAGGATGAATCCTGAGATTGTTTTCTCTAGGAAGTTCCTGTCTCATTTGAGTCAGTGTGTACTTCTTAAGTGTGGCAAAGTCACACATCTTTGTACCAATCCATCTTGGTCCTTCTTCCTCATAGGAGAAGTCAAGTGTCTGTGATGTAATGGTACCAGTGGTTTCAAACCAGTTAAGTGCCGCCTGATAATTATCCTGTGCAAAGTTATACACAGTGCCAGGTTTGTAGAAGTCACTCAGATTTTCAAGCACTTCAGGATTAGGAACCTCATCCAAATCAGACCAGACGATCACATCTTCATCAGAACAATGTTCTTTAAGAACATCCATGATACTGTCCTTATAGAAAGTATCTCTCATGAAGGATTCTCTCTTCACATTATACTCAATACCTTTTGCTTGGAGTTGATCCTGAGTAGGTTCTTCAATCTTGGTGTAGATAATCTTATCTTTGAACTTCTTGAATCTCTTGTCAGTCTTTTTGAATACAAAACCCTTGTCGTCACCAGAGAATGTTTTACCACCCTCACTGAATACAAAGTAATCAACATAGGGATCAAGGATATTCATACGGATCTCTAGAAGATCCAACTCATAACCAAACAGAAATACATCAAATACTTTCATATTAACCTCTCAGTTTAAACAATGCGTCACCACCCATGACATCAGGATATGGCCAGTTCTGTGCGAGATCATATCCAGGAAGAAGATCACTTACAGTCTGAAGATTAGTAGCACCCACATACATCTCCTCTTCATGATACTCGGTATAGATATAATCAATCTTACCAATCATGTTCTTAGCACCAAGGAACACCTCTTTTTCTGCTCCCTGTACATCCATCCACATAAAATCGATGTGATCAATATCATTCTCCTCACAGAATGAATCAAGACTTCTAGTTTGAACCTCAATCTTCTCATCGTATTTGATAAAAGGCCACCTATTACCACGGGGACCACCATCAATAATCGTCTTTGGTTCGTAGATTGAACCAGAGTATCTACCGAAGTCAACACCACCATCAGGTGCATTGGTGTTACGTGAACGAGTAAAGGTAGTCTTACCATCCTGTGCAGCCATAGCAGCTGGTGTGAATGTGTGACGACTATCAGTTCTCAATACTTGATTAGATACACCCTTTACATCCTTACCACCCTCAGCCGACATCGCTTTGATGTTGGTGGGGTCAGGATCAAACGTGTACAGTTTCAGATTTTCACCAAACTGACTAAGGAATTGTTTTGTATCAGTTCCGTCAGCACAACCAACTTCAAAAATAACAATCTGGTCACGGTTACCAACCAGTTCTTTAATTCCTTCAATCGAGATTCCCATTTTTCTCCAGTTCAATTTGTGTACAAATCCATTCGTATGTCTTACGGATACCCTCTTCAAGACTTTGAGAGTAATCCCAACCAAGGTTCTCACGAATGA